GAGGTCTTCTTTCACCACCAAACGACTCGATAAAGCATGACTAGGCCTAAAGAGGACTCAGAAGGTACAGAGAAGCCTCAAAAGGTCTTAGATAGCCCTACATCGGCTACCGAGAGAACTACAGGACTCTATCTAGGCTCTCCGACTCCCAGAATCCACTCTAAACTCTTAGATCTACCGACTAGGGGACAGGATCTAATCGATTTCGCCGATTCCATCAAGCTTCCGCTTCTACCTTGGCAGCGATGGGTCGCGATGGAAGCTCATCGGTATAAGCCCGATGGACGCTGGGCGCACCCTTTAGTAACTGTCGTCGTCGCGCGCCAGAATGGTAAGACTACGCTTATGAAGATTCGCGCTCTTGCTGGTCTCTTCTTATGGCACGACGGACTCCAGATCGGAACAGCTCATCGACTTACTACATCTCTAGAGACGTTTCGAGATCTCGTTAACATCATCGAAGAGAACGAACATCTGGCCAGACAAGTAAAGCGAATCCGCTGGGCGCATGGATCAGAAGAGATCGAGCTTAAATCCGAGTTCGGCGGCGGTCGGTACATGGTTAAAGCTGGCGGCTCAGCTGCTCGCGGTATTTCCAAGCCCGAGACCGTCTTCGTCGATGAGACCCGAGAGCTTAAAGATGAATCGACGTGGGCTTCTCTTCGTTACACGATGATGGCCGCGAAGTCGCCGCAGCTCTGGACGCTATCGAATGCGGGAGATCAGCATTCCATCGTTCTTAATCAGCTGCGCGAGCGTGGAATGTCCGCAGCTAAAGGCGACGACATCGCTTACTATGAGTATTCGAGTAATTACGAGAAGATCGACGATTCGCCCGCGTTCTGGAAAGGCGCGGCGATGGCTAATCCAGCACTCGGTCACACTATCCACATCGATAACATTCGGGCCGTTCTTAACGATCCGCCAGATGTCGTAAAGACGGAAGTCCTATGTCGCTGGGTCGCTACGATCTCGGCAGCTATTCCAGCCGAGGAATGGAATCAGTGTGGAGAAGAAGGCTTGGAGCTTGATCCAGAGAAGACGACTTGGCTGGGCATCGACGTAAGTCCGAATCGTCGCGACGCCGCATTAGTGGCCGCCCAACAAATCGACGACGAAAGATTCTTCGTAAAACTCTTACACACTTGGCATAACCCGATTAACTTGGACGATAAAGCGATCGCGAACGACATCGCTCCCTATGTAAAGCAGTATCCAGTCGAGACAGTGGCTTATTCTAAGAGAACAGCTTCGGCTATAGCTGCGCGATTAGTTCCAGCGGGAATCCCGATCTCGGACATCGACGGCGCACTGTACGGTCAAGCTTGCGACGAATTGTTAGGAGCGATCACATCGAAGAGATTACGACACGACCCGAAACAGACAGAACTCTCCAAGCAGATCTTATCAGCTGCGAGACTTCCGTTCGGAGATGGTGGCTGGACTATCGGGCGGAGAGCTTCTCAGTCGACTGTATGCGCGACGGTTGCGACGGCCTTAGTCACGCATTACGCGACACGCCCACCGATGGATCTTGACATCATGGTCGGCTAGGTGTATCGGCTTCTCTAGAATTGTGGCATGGGATTATTCGATTTATTCGTTCCGACGGTTAAAGCTGCGTCCGCAGAAGCTTCGATCACCATAGAAGCAGCCGAGTCGCTTTACCCTGTAAACACTCTTAACTCTCTCGGCGGCTATTACATTATGGGTAATCAGACCGCTACTCGTACCGAGGCGATGGGCGTTCCAGCGTTAGCTCGCGCTCGTAACATAATCTGTACGACTCTCGGATCTTTCGAGATGCACACTCGCAACATCGCAACAGGCGAAAGAGTGCAACAGCCAAGAGTTATAAATCAGCCAGATCCGCGAATCGCTGGCTCTGCATTCTGGTCATGGTTAGCCGAAGACATTCTGTTCTACGGTTATGGATACGCGCGTGTTATGCAACGCTACGCCGACACTGGACGCATTCAGGCGATGGAAAGAATCGATCCTCTTCGCGTAACTGTTCAGACTAACGGCAACGGAACAGAGATCGACGCTTATGCAGTCGATGGCCTTTACATTGATCCGAGCGAATTAGTCGTCTTTACTGGACTCGATGAAGGAATCTTAAATCGCGCTGGCCGCACTATTCGCGCAGCTTCGGCGTTAGAGAAAACAGCGTACGACTTTGCGATCAATCCAAATCCGCAGACAATTCTAAAGAACTCTGGCGTAGCACTTCCGAAAGATCGTGTAGCTGCGTTAGTAGCAGCATTTAAGAATCGCACTTCTAAAGCTGTTACATTCTTAAACGGTGACGTAAGTATCGAGACAGTCGGTTATGATCCTAAGAACTTACAGCTCAATGAAGCCCGGGGATACCTGGCTCTCGAACTATGTCGCGCCGCGGGATTACCCGCTTATTTCGCAAGTGCAGAGCCTAATAGCTTTACTTACTCGAATGCAGTTAGCGAACGTCGTTCGTTAGTAGATTATTCGCTACGTCCACTTATGACATGCATCGAACAGCGAATGAGCCTTAGTGATTTCACTCCACTAGGACAAGATGTTAAGTTCGATCTAGACGACTTCTTGCGTGGCAATCCTTACGAGCGCGCGCAAGTTTACGAAATACTTAATCGAATCGGCGCGATGTCGATCGAAGAAATCCGCGAAGAAGAGGATCTACTTCTATGAAAATCACTACACCAATGAACATAACAGCGGCAGATTCTAATTCTCGCACTATTAGCGGGCGTATCGTCGCATTCGAAGAAGCTGCTAACGCTTCTACTGGGAAGGTCGTCTTCGCAAAAGGTTCGATCGCTCCAGCTAGTGTAAAACTTAATTTAGAACACGATCGCACTCGTCCAATCGGAAAGACTATGGACATGACATTAAACGAAGATTCGATCGACGCAGTCTTTAAGATTACGAACACTACAGCGGGAACGGACGCGCTTGTCGAAGCGATGGAAGGTCTACGCGATGGGTTCTCTATCGAATTAGCTGTCGACGATTACATCATGCAGAAAGACGGAACTATGCGCGTTTTAGCGGGAGAGTTAACTGGCGTCGCCTTGGTCACAGAGCCCGCCGTACGATCCGCAAGAGTGAGCGAAGTCGCCGCGACAACTGGCGAAGAAGCCGAAGAACTTTCCGATTCCACAGTGGAAGAGGAAGTAACAACAACAACAGAAGGAGACGAAGTGGACAACACCGTCACAAACGCGGAAACCGTCGAGACGGTCGAAGCTGCTCAGTCAACAACAGCCGCAGCGAAGCCAATCGTAGGCGGATCATTCACCAAGCCACGCTTAGAGTTCACAGCTGCTAAGTATGTGGAAAACACCATTCGCGCAGCGATGGGCGACGATTCAGCTCGCCAGTATGTTCTCGCAGCCGATAACACAACAGACAACGCGGGTCTCGTACCTACTCGCCAGATGGCCGAGGTCGTGAACGGATTGTCTACAACTATCCGTCCATCAATCGACGCAATCTCTCGCGGAACTCTTCCAGACGCGGGCATGAGCTTCGAGATTCCGAAGATTACCCAAGCTCCTACGGTTGCGGTTCTAGCCGAAGACGCTTCACCAATGAGCGACACAGACCAGAACGCAGCTTTCATTACTGTAGATGTTAAGAAGTTCGCGGGACAACAGACATTCTCTGTCGAATTGCTAGATCGTACTTCTCCAGCGTTCTTCGATGAACTAATCCGTAACATGGCAGCAGCCAAGGCTAAGGCCGAGAATGCTTATGTAAACGGTCTACTAATCTCTGGCGCAACGCTGGACGGAACTACTACGACTACTTATCCAACAGCTGCCGAGCTACTTGGAGTTATCTCTCGCGGAGCTGCTTCTGTTTACTCAGCTACAGCGGGACTTCCTACTCCATTCGCGAAGTCTCTAATCGCTTCGACTGGTCAATGGGCTAACCTAATGACTCTTAACGATTCAGGTCGTCCGATCTATAACGCTTCACAGCCACAGAATGCGGGCGGTGTAGTTCGTCCAGATTCTCTAGTAGGTAATGTCGCGGGCCTAAATCTATTCGTAGATCCAACTAATGCGGGCGATGGCGACGGAACTCTTCTAGTCGTTAACCCAGACGCTTACACATGGTACGAAGGGCCTACATTCCGCCTACGCGCAGATGTAATCGCTTCTGGCCAGATTACAGTCGGCTACTACGGTTACGGCGCACTCGCCACCAAGATCGCAGCGGGCGCGTTTAAGAATAACAAGGCGTAATCCGAATAAATCAATCATCGGCTAGTTCGCTCCCGAGCTAGCCGAGTAGTAGAAGGGAAGAGCTAATGCCAGCAATTATTACAGCCTCACAGCTGCGATCCGTCCTAGGCGTTAGCTCTTCTCTCTACGATGACAATTATCTAAACGACATAATAGATACGGCCGAACAGGCGATTCTCCCGCTGCTTATTCAGAACTCGACGGCTGTAATCGA